CAGCGGTGAAGAGGCCCTTGGGTAGATTCAGCGAGACCTTGACGCTCATTAGTGTCTCATCCCTCTACCAGGTGTAAAGAATGAATCATTAGAGTTCTTGGTGTATGTCTTCCAAGATGCTCTAAAGTCACGCGCTGATCCTCCAACCTTGCTTAGGTTTTCCTCACCCTCATCAATCACCCCATCACCGTCAATGTCTATAGTGACAGAGCTTAGAGCGTTGTTAAGTAGATCATCACATCGAGCTCTCATCGCTTCAGCCACATCAAGCTGAAGATTCAACTCATAGACTCTGGCCGCCGCGCAATAAGCATGAGCTAGTTTGAAGCTCTCTGAATTAAAGACCTCATCTTCGGTCAAGCTGTCGGCTGATAAGTGGTTCCTAATATTGAGACCGATCTCATCGAGGCTAGCCTTGATCTGAGCTTTGAAGTCTGACTGTCTCCGTGGGATCATGTCGGCTAGATTTGCAAACGTCGCCACGAGCTCATCATGATCAAGCCCAGTATTAAAGGGTCTCGGTGTGACTTTGAGAGTTCCCTTCTCTAGTCGCGTGTGATTCTGAGAACCAAGATCAGAAGAGTAGTTAATATTAAAAGCATAGTATCCACTGACCCCGGTGACCGCCGCGCTTGTGATTGTTGCATAGTACATCGAGAAAACTAGAGTGGCTGATGAGCTCAGGTCGATCTCTCTTGGTAGTGGTTCGGCTAGTATAGCGCTAGTGCCAACAACTCTTGAGATAGTCACTGAGAACCAAGTATCACCATCAGTCACCAAGTAACCCTTGGCTTGATCTCGCTGTAATGAGTCAGCGCTTGCGCTTAGTGTTAATGTGCGCCTGTCGCTAGCGATGGCGGTGACTGTGCTGTCAGATCTGCTTTGAGTCATAGCCACTGAGAAAGCGCTTGAGCCCCCTGTCACTGACAAAGTAGGTGCTGCGCTTAGTGGTGTTGGAGCGTTCCACTCATAGAGATAATCTTGACCTGTGATTGCTTTTCTCATCTCACCTCGCTTTACTGTTTGCGCTCTTGATGTCGCTCGTCTTAGCCCTGTCAAGATCAGCCGCTTCAACAAAACCAGCCGTAACAGGTGACCAACTATGACGGCAATTATAACCGCCGCCGCTTGTGATTACACTTAAACCTTGGCCATTATTAAGCCGCCTCATCTGTGACTTGCTCACGACAAGGTTTATAAGCTGTCTACAGAATGGTCGGGTGATTCCATCTCTTGGCCCTGTGTACAGATATAGATTAAGGTCAGCGGCTTCAGCGGCCACCGCTGTTATCCCTCTCCCATATTGAGAGATCCGAGTCTTGACCTCGGTGAGCTGTCGACCTTCTGAGCGCTTCAATCTTTGCTCAAGGTTGCTCATTACTATATTGACCGGCACATCAACAATGAGGTCTTTGAGACTCTCATTAATCGAGCGCTTGAAGTCAGGTAGTATCACGTCATCAAAGACCCCGGTCACCGCTGTTGCTTGGATGCTGTCAAGCTGAGCGCCGATCTGATCAAACCCAAAGCTGGGTTGAACCGCTTTCATTGCTCGCTCAGCCGCTTCTCTGATTGCCTCTTGTTGTTCGATGAAGTCTTCTACCGCCAACCCAAGTCCACTTTGCAGAATGAATTCTAGTAACTGTTCATCATTAAGATTAAGAAGAGACAGAGGACTAGCAGCATCGACCGCCGCTCCAACTGTCTCTAATAGTTGCTTACGTGCTTTCTTCAATGAAGAAGCGAAAGCTCTCTCAGCTGAAACTTCAGCTTTGAGTTGATCTCTTCTAGCTCTGATCAATGTGGCGCGGGGTCCCGTCTGTCCTTTGACTTGTCGGGTGAGGTCTTTAATTGCCTCTTCATCTGCATCAACCTCATTCAAGAGGTGAGCAGTCGCGCCACATTGACAAGTCATCTTAGAGGCAGTCTGTGATGATTCGCCCGAGGGTAGAATCAACAGCGTGATAGACGTTGACTTCCTCAGCGTAAACATAACGACGAGTCTTGTCTAAGCTGTCATACTGACCGGCAACCATATCATTGAACGCAAGGTTAAGGGCTGCCACAGGCATACCCTTGACGTTGCCGGACTTCTGCACGATTGCATCACTGCCCTTAAGGATACCCATGAAGAGACTGTCTCCGGTCCAAATGTAAGACTCTGAAGCAGTCGCACCAGGGACGGCTGTATCTTGGCGAGCTTGACCAACATAGATGTTAGGAATTCCGAGAACATCACGGAGTACACCAATCACTACCTCGTCATTAAGAACTCGCTCACCGCTTGCGATACCGGCGGCCGCTGATCCTGCAAAGCCGCGTACTTCTGGGTTACGTGCAAGCTGTCGGAACACTTGGCGACCGAAGATCATGGTGTCTGGGTTGATACCATGAGCGGCCTCAAAGACTGTATCCTTAAGCTCATGTAAGTCGCTTAAAGGCTCAGCACCTGCCGCGTTGAACTTGCCGCCAAATTCAGTGGTAGCGTCATTGTTATTGAAGTTAGCAGTGCCGAAAAGAAGATCAGCCGCTCTCTTTTCACGAGCTAGCTTGATTACTCGGCTGACCTTTTTAGCAAGGCGAGCTTCTTCTGATCCAGGGTACTGTGAATCAAAGATGTCTTCCATAGCGATGGAGTCTGAAGCCGCATAGATCAAAGCCTTGAAAGTTTGGCTTGTGCGATCAAAGCCGCCGATAGTGGCACGGCTAGAACCTGGGGCGCGTTGAAGGTCAAGGCCTGCGCCTGCTCCCATAAAGTTTCTAGTCTCTTCAAGGAGAAGTGTCCCTGATCGCTCAGGAATGCGGATAGTCTCAAAGACCTTATCAGCAATGAGCTGATCATCGCTTGGGATAGCCTCTTGAACTAGGCTTGTTAAGATCTGATCTACTGGATGTAAATTGCTATATGATGAAGCCATGGTTTACTCCTTATGGTACGAGGTTCTGAGGACCGGTGAAGTTGATAAAGATCTGATCACCGGCGGCTGATGAAACTTGGTTGATGTTCGGAAGAACCTGACCAATTGAGAAGTTTCCGGTGGTCGCGTGAGTAATAACTTTGCCGTCTGTATCTGCCATGATGAGAGATACAGTGTTAGCAATGGTCGCACCGGCTACAACACGAGTGATCCCATTGACTTTGACCTCAACAGAGTCGCCATTGGCACAAGCTCTTTGAGCTACACCAACGCAACGGGTATCAGTAGCCGCGTCAGTGATGACGATCTTGCCAGCTGTATCAACAGATACTAGGGCATACTCGGTGATAGCCTCAGCGGCCACGAATGAAATGATATTGTCTGTGTTAGCCATGATTAGCCTCCAAACACTGAGTTGTAATAATCGCGATTTGACTCACGGAATAGATTGAGAGCTTCTGAGTAGCTGACTGATTTCTCGGCCGCTAGCTTGCGTACTTCTTGATCAAGAGTAGCCTTGCTGATCTCTTGACCGCTTGCGCCATGGCCGACCTCGACCAATGGGACAGCGCTGTTTGATGGTCGCTCGCTGAACATAGACCAAAACTCACCTTGAAGGTTGCGGAGCTCATAGGCCTTGCCTGCTACCTCAACCTCGGAAGGTTGGATCTTGCCCTCATTGAGGAGAGTGTTGACCGCTTCACGCTTCTCTACAGCGAGCTTCTCAGCCTCGATAGTCTCAAGACGCTGAGCTAGCTTAGTATTATTCTCTCTGAGAGCTTGAACTTCTGAGAGTAGAGTGGATTGATTGAGAGTCTCGCTCATCTTATTCTCCTTCTCTTCTTCCTTCTTTTCTTCGTGGTCGGGAGTATGAGCCATCTTGGTCTCTTTCTCCTCTTCCTCTGTCATCTTCTCTTCTTTGTCTTCCTTCTCCATCATGGAGCTCTCTGACTCTGAGATTAGATCTTTCATTTTCTGCTCAAGCTCTTTGACCATCTCGTCCTTTGCGACAAGTAGCTGGCGGAGCTCTTCAACAGACAGCTCATTGATATTGTCCATCAACGCAGTCCTTTCGTTTAGAGTGACTCGCCCAATCTTATCATTTGATTGAGCTGGTCTAGGGGTGAGGGTGATTGCTAATAGTTGGGCCTGACCTACAAGGTCACCGCCGCTTCGTGAGTAGACCTCGCCATTGAGGAACTCAGGTGAGCTCCACAAGATCCCGCCGGCCTGTTTGACTACGCTTAAGCCGCGCTCATTATATGCCGGGGTTGCATAGAGGCCGTCTTCTCTGAGGTCGAGATCTACTATCAAGCCAAGCGCTGAGCCGCTCTCAGGTGGAGCAGGTGTGCCGCCTTGAAATGGAGAGGTTGCATGCTGCCAATCGATGATCACAGGGTCAGCTTCTCTTCTCTCTTTATAGACTCTGATCATCTCGGTGAGGAGGTCTCTGTCTATCTCTTTGCCGATGTTCTCACCATTCATTCTCGATGAGACCTGACCGAGTGCTAGGGTCTTAAACGGTTTGCCCACTGTGAGACCTTCAGGGATATCATAGGTCGGTGAAGCCTCAGAGAGCATGACCGCCTCTCCATAAGCTCTTAGCGCTTGCGCTTTATCATCTGCTGACTTCATTTGTTTAACTACTTTCCTCGCCCATGAATAACCGGCGTCGCCGCCCCATCCGTGCCAAGCCTGCCAACCCTTGCCTTGAGTGTTCCACGTGGAACCTTTTTTATCGACCTCATGACGAGTGAAGTAAGCGAGCATTCTCTTGACTGTGTCGGGTGATAGTGTTTTCCCATTCGCCAAGTCTCTCGCTCTCGCTATGCCTACCGGGGTCATGCCTCGCTTAGAAGGTGGCATAGAGGAGCGAACTGATAGCGCCTTCCTGGCCGCGGCTTGTACTCCTTTTGGAGGGGTGAGGCTAATGTGACTATATTTCTTAGGTGGCTCATACTTGCTAACTCTGCGCTTAATCCTAGCCATCCGCTCTTCTCCTCTTAATGAGGTTCTCAGCTAAAGCGGCCACACCTGCGCCGCCCTTCATACTAGCCGTCCTCTCAAGCGCTGATCTCTGAGCATCCTCCGGAAGGTCACCCGCTCCAAGCCTCTCTCTTATTGCTCGCTCTAACTCATCATCTGGAGTGAGCAGGCCGCTTTGGACTAGACCTGGCAGCATACCCAATGACTCAGCGAGATCATCAGTATCAAGACCTGTATGTGTGAGCTTAGGCAGCTTAGAGGGATCGACTAAACCGAAGTTCCATCTGATCAAACGGCCAATAGTCCCGCCGCCTCTTCTGCCAACACCGCTCACCTGACTTGCTACAATGTCACATAGATTGATCGCCGCTCGTCTAAAGACTGATAGGTGGATCTCTCCCACTGATCGAGCTCCTGTCTCGGTGTTCCCAAGGTCTGCAAACTGAGTGAGGAAGGCCGCCGCAATTTGTGAATCACACAGCTTGACTATATCAATGGGGCCTTGGCTATAGAGATAAGGAGATGTCTCGTATGACTCAAACTTAACCGCGTCATTCTCAACAAGGTAGCTCTGCTCAGCGGCCAAGAACGCTTGAGCTTGGCCCTCAGCATCATCAACCATCGCGTCAATGTCTGCATCAGTTAGACCAAGGCCTTCAGCTATCGAGCGATCAATCTTGACTTTGGGAGTAGGTATGGCCCAACGGTCAAGACCAACACACATCAAGTTAGATGTCCTCTGCTTAGTACGCCACCACCACCACACCGGTCTCAACATTCCGATACCTTCAAAGTTTGAACCGGTCTTATTGAGGGTGAGCAATAGCAGTTTGTTAGCCGGTATGGGTTCAGGTGTGTAAGTGATCCCCACTGTGTTTTGGAGCACACCGTCAAGAGTCTGATTATCTCGACTCAACCAACGGTTATGAGCGCTTGGCTCTCGGTCAGCATAGCGGTCAAGCCACACTTTGATCTTACCCTCTTTATCCGGCCCTACTCGATAGATCTCCTCAGCGTATCTATATCCAAGCGGGATAAACTCAAACAGATAGCTGAGCTGCTCTTCCCATGAGATAGTCATCTGACCGCTATAGCCATCGAGGCCATAACACTCATTGGCAAACTCAGCGAGCTTCTCCGATATGGGGTCATCTTCAAGACCTGGCTCAAACCTCCAAGAGGCAGAGAGTAGAGTCTGTCTCAGCATATGCCAAGACCGTCTTACGATGGGATCAGTCCTCACCATCTCCTCAGCCTCTTGAACCCAGTTAAGACCGGTGAGCTTTGGATTATTCTCTTTACCTGTAATGACACCACCGGCGAGCTGTGTGCCGGTAATGCCCTTAGTGGTGAATCTTGGAGTAAGAGCCCTCATATGTTTAGGAGAGCGCTCTTGATTGCTGTCATAGCTCATGAAGTCTCCCAAGGCTAGGTCTAGGTCTCTCTGACAATATAAGCACCTACAAGCGATTTAATCAATAAAACCTTGTTCAGTATAAAATCAAGGTATATCGTCATTGATCGCCGCTGACAGCTTGCACCTCAACACTTTTGTGAAGTTTAAGGTTCATCAGATCGCTGTCAGTGGTCGACAGTCCCAAGAGGTAAAAACGAAGAAAGGCGCTGTTAGCGCCTCTTGTCTTTGGTTAGTGGTTAGCTTGATCAGTGATTAAGCATACAGTCTTTGATAGAGGCCACGAATCGCCGATATGATCTCATCCTTGTCATAGTCTGAGCAATAGAAGAAGCAGTGATCACCATTGCTCTTGTGTACTTGACCTGACTGGAAGTCAATTCTGTATACTGAGCTTCCAGCTGTCTTAATGTGTTGATCGTCAAGTCTGTCCAAGTGCTTAAGAAGTTGATTGGTTGTGTATGCCTTGATTGTTGTCTCTTTTAGTCGCTTCATCTCTTGTCTCCTTTGTCGTTGGTTATGTTCAATGTATAACAGTGTATTACAAACAAGTCAACAGTCTTTTGAAAATAATTTATTTATTTATCTAACCACTCTTCAACCGAGTGATGGAGGACCACTTGAGACTCGTCTTTGGTCTTGATTACTTTACGACCGGCAAAGAGTGAGAGCTTGTCAATAATCGCCGCTTGGAGCTCTGCTAGTTGATCTCTGTGAAGTTGAAGCTGTATCTGTGCATCTCGTAGCCTAGCGATGAGCGCTTCTCTGTCTGCATTGGCTGATGATAGCTTATCCTTTAGCTCTTCCACTTCGCTTGGATCTCGACCGCTTGCGATAGCGACCATTGAAGAGATGGACCCAGTGATGACTCCTAATATACCAACTAGTACATCACGATTCTCATCAACAATCTTGACGTAGGTTAGGAAAAGGATCAAGCCGACCACTAGACAGAGGAAGAATACAGAGAACCACCAACCGCGCCGGGCCTTCTCTACCTGACTGTATTCTCTATGAGTTTTTTCTTTAGGCTTATTCATAGACTGTCCATCATCGCTTGGAAGGTTATGACTAGGGGATCAATCCAATCAAACCACGTCAAGCCGCTCATCAGTCGCTTATGCGGATCGATGATGATGGGAGCTAAGATCGAGATCAGCCAAAGCAGGATCATCAAAGCTGTCCTTGTGGTGAACCACCATAGCCACTCTCTCAACTTCTTATCTCTCATCCTGCTCTTGATCTTCTTTGGTCCACCGATACGCTTAACTTTATCTGAGCTCGGAGGTGGCTGAAGTGACTCGATGGTCTCACCGACAGCATAGATGATCTGAGTCTCCTTGACTCCCTTAAACCGATACTCACCAACACAAGCATACCTTGACCCTCTTGGGGTCCAGTGGTTCATCCTCCCCTTGATAGCTGTCATCGCTTCTTGGGTGAGTAGCACTTGACCGGCTTGACAGAGTGACATTGTTCGAGCTGCTATATTCTTGGATATGCCTTCAAGCTCAACACTCTTAGCGCCGCCAAGGGTGAAGATCTCACTCTGTTTGACCTCGACTATTGAGCCCCAATGAATCCCGATTCTACAGCCTATCTTAGTTCTTGGTGGGATAGTCTGCTGATAGATCAGACCAAAGTTCACCGCGTCAATGGTTCGCTCAAAGCTAAGGAGGAAGCCATCTGACCTGTCTATCTCTCGGCCTTGGAACTTGTAGACTAATGACCTAGCCAAGCGATCATGATACTGCAACCATTGAGCGGCCTTCAATGCTCCGACTCTCTGGACAAACT